CTTACGACCTTTGATGTAGATCTCACGGTAGAGAATACTCTTCCAAGGTGAGATCATCTTGGATTCTTTCTCACCAAGAATCCTTTCGATACGCTTGATGATGTACGGCATATCGAACAACTGGACGTTCCATCCAGTGATCACATCAGGGAAGTTAGAGATCCAGTAATGTAAAAAAGCCTTGAGCAATCCTTGTTCTGTTTTGAACTCAAGGTAATCTACATCCTCATCTGTGCTTGTGTATGGACGTGACCCGAATACAGTAATTCTATTGGTGTACGAATCTTTGATACTGATTAGGAGAATCTCCTGGTCAGCAGATTCAATGTCGGGGAAACCATTCTCGGCACCAGTCTCGATGTCAAGTGTGAAGATACGAATCTGATTCATATCAAACTTCATCTCATCCCAAGGATACTCCTCAAGGATGTACTGGTTGTTGTAACGTGTCTGTCCATAGACAGGAAAGTTTTCCAACTCTTTATGAGTTTCTACAAACTCACGGGCATCTTTGATCGTACCCTGAGGAACAGGGCGAACACGTTTGCCATCAAGTGTCTTCCACTCAGAAGGTTTCTCAGTAGGAAGGAAAAGAGTTGGATTAAACTTTACACGATTACTAAACTGCCTGCCATGATCATAACCACGAACAAGAATGGTGTTGCCAGACTGTTGTACACTTGTGTAGAATTTCATTCAGGTTTAATCAGGTCATAATAAACTGCCAACGTATTGGCATCTGGTTCAACGACAAGAGAAATGTTTGCTGATCGAACAACCAGCTCTGTCTCGTCAGTGAACGGGGGGAATGGCACAACCCCATCGGTTGTAACCTCACACGGGTATTTTAGCACACAGTCGGGATCCCCGAACTCAGCATCGGGGATCTCTTCAATCTCTGCCACCAACCAATACCCGTCGAAACGGATCAGTTTCGTCATACAACCTCAACAGGGGCAGGGGTGGCAGGTACTTCATCCAAGTTAGCGCCCACACCAGCGTTGCTAGGGATCCCAGCGCCTCCTACAGCGGCAGCAATGTCTGCCTGCTGCTGTGACAGGGCGTCACCCTCAGTTGCCTCAGTAGCAGTGGATTCCTGCTGCTTCTGTGCCTCTACCTTGGCGATATAAGCACCAGCAAGACCAGGATCAGGAGTGCCGATAGTCATGACACTATCGTAGGGGATACGATAGGAAACGTCCTGAGCATATGGACACCACTTGCTGTACTTAACCTGGAGATCCATCTCAGGAGAAGATTCAGTTGCCTCAACGTTGATCAAGGACAATTCATATGGGTAACTCATCACCAGACAAATACCTTTCTTGTCTTCACCTTCACCTTCAAATGCTTCTTGAAGGAAAGAGATGAGTTTCTCGCCGCTCTTCAAAACTACGATAGACGGAGAGAGGCGTTCTTCTTGGGTTTGTTCTTCACTCATTGTTCTTGGTCCTTTCTTTAATGTATAGTTCTAGGGTTTTTTGATCCAGAATTGGATAGAGAGGTTGTACGGAGTCAACGTACTTGTTCAGAATGATCGGGGAGCACCTGCCAATAGCGACAACCTGATCAAATCCAATCCTCCACTCTGTCTCAACAGAAAATGGACTGAATGGATACAGACTAACCAATGGTTTCTCCCCAGAATCTTCTTTGGGAATCTTCATGGAAAGAGTCATAGGCATAATAAAATTAAAACACTGTACTTCATCGCCATCTTTAACTTCCTGGATCTTAGTTACGATCTGTTCTCCAGTAGCAAGATGTACAATTCTAATAGATAAGTCCATAACAATATTATGCTTCCAATATTATATCAAAAAAACACAGGTCTGACAAGCAGACCTGTGCCAATATTTATTCTGTCAGAAACTGTTGCTCGGACGGTCTCTCACCAATCTCATACACAGTTCTCTTTTGATGTTCAGGTATAATTTTTTCTAACGAAATACAGAGCAGACCATCAGTAAAGTCTACGTCCACAACTCTAACATCGTCAGCGAGTTGCTTAGTGAATGTGAATGATCTCTTTGACACTCCCTTGTGGAGGTACTCGACTTTAGGATCTGTTCCTGCATTCGTGGTGGCAACTCGGAGAATGTTCTGTTCAGTAGATACTTCAATCTCTTCTTTTTTAAAACCAGCAAGAGCGATTTGAACTTCGTAGTTACTAGCGTCATGTTTGACTAGATTGTAGGGAGGATAGTTTGTGTTATGACTGGTCATAGAATCCAGTCGGTGAAACATATCACTCAGACCTACAGCGTGGGGCAGATAGATATCCCAAGTATTTGTCATGGCGGTTCTCCTTTATTTAAGCGAGACAATAGTTGATTTGGACCCCGAAGGCATCCAATATTATTTAACCAAGACAGAAAAAAACTGCTACGGTAATAACCGTAACAGTTTGTAGGGTGTTCCGACTTTTGTAGAGACCGCACGAAAGGTCTCGGGTTTATTTATCAGTCTTTGTGAACAACTGGGTTCTTTGCAACATCAATGAATGAAGGTCGGAGAATAGGATCTTCATCCTTGATAAAGTTTGCAAAGGTCTTTCCTTCCACAACGGGAATAGCAGTCGCATACGTTTGATTGAATATAAGTTCCTGTTCCTTACAGTATTCGTTGTAAATACTAACAAAGCGACAAACAAACAAAGAATATCCTTTGATAACTCGATTACCTTGAGTAATGTCTGCCTGTGTCAAACACTTTTTAACAGGAACAGATGAGATTGCTGATTTGGGAGCACCATTCTTCTCAAGAATCTTCCGAGTTTCAAGTGCTTCCTTTTCTCTGTCAGCAAAATAGTGACGCATCATGTCACTGAAGGAATCAATCCCTCCATTCTTTTCATCTACCTCAGCGATGTGAGCAGAGAATGTGGAAAGGAAAGACGCTCCACCCCGAACAAAGTTTCCAAAAACTTCTTTTTGACAGTTGTCTGCAGAAAAGACATCTACATGAGACTCAAGGAAACGCTTTACAAACTCGTCTCCAGCTTCTTTTCGTGCCTTGTCGATGTAACTGTGTGAGGTGCAGTTAAACTTTGCATCCTCAAGTGTTCCTGCAATTCCGATGCCAAAAGGTTTAAGGAAAGTGTAGATCAGTTTTGCCCACTTCTGCTCAGAGAAGTATGCAGATTTGAACTTTTCATCCGTGCTTTGAGTAGAACGGAAGTTGCAGTCTGCGTTGTGATTTTCAGACTCCACACGAACCATTTCTTCATGGTTAATCCCCGATTCGTGGAAAATAAGAAGGATCGGAATACGTGTAGATTTGTTTTGTGTAACAGCATAAAGCATGGAAATACGATTGTTACCTTGAGTAGCAACCGTAATTCCACCTGGTCGCAAGAAAGCAACTAATGTTCCTGCTGCCTGATAAGAGAATCCTCTCATCGCATTCAGATCTCTCTCCTGATTACCGTATCGCAGATTATCTCCACGATTGTATTCGGGATCGGTCATGATATCTCCAATTCTGGCAGAGACATGAATGCTATCAACGCCTTCATGCTCTCCTCTGGAGTGTGCTTCGATGACATCTTCAAGTTTTGGAAGTCCATCTATCGGTGCTTTATCTAAAACATCCAATTCTGACAAAAGTCCTTGAACGACATCAACAACCTTATTCGTGTAAAGGTCGCAAAGATTTAGTAGTTGTTTAGCCATGGTTTACCTTTTTTTGGTTTTGGTAAGTTGTGTTGTACAAAATCAACCGTTATGGAGTTAGGTTGACTCGGAAAATCCGATGAACTTATTATACTACACATCCATCGTGTCGTCAAGCATTAAACGCTCTCCCAAGACCTGCTTCATCAAATTTAACGAAACTTGTTGGGGTCTTTCCTTCCACCCATACCATCTAGACTTCTTCCCAGTCTCGTATGGCGGGACTTGACCAACAGAATAGTATTGATCAGCAGTCACGTCGTAATTTTGGATACCATCAGTTAACCACCAGTGCTTTTCACCACGGTAGTCTTCGGCGCTCATTGGACACAATTCCTCTGTATCCATCAGATAATACAATGCTTGAGATGAGTGATAACAATGACCGTAGTATTTGTTGGTCAAAGCATCTTCAGGAAACATCAATGACTTTCGACCCTTAAGAAGTTCAGGTGACAGGCAGTCACGAATAAGTCCCATGACCGATTCGATCTCAGTCATGGGATAAGGTTCGAATGTCATTGTTCTGGTTTGGAATATTTCCTTACCTTTATAACGATGACGTTCAATTAATTTCATTCTGTTTCTTGTTTCTTTTTCTTACCGATATTATACTTGGTCTCTAGGATCCACTCGTTCTTCTCCTTGTAGGCAAGAACTTTAATTTGATTGAGTGGTGCAATATCAGTAACTCGTTCTGGTTCGATAACGGTTACCAAACCCCAATCACAAAGTAATTGAATAATTCTATTTCGGCGTTGAACATCGTTCACTGTCAGGTTAGCGTGCTTTCCATCAAGTGCAAACAGTTCCTTGAAGTGAACAATATAGTACCGCCCCTGCTTGTGCAGAATGTGGCAGGACTGATAGATCTTTTTCTCCTTTCGGGATGCGACTCCAATTCTCGTCAGAGTTTCACGAACCTTGAGAAAGTCATCTGGTTCATTCAATGTAACTTCGATCATTTGGTCAGCTGACCACTTGACCTCAGGTTCACTAATCATCTTTTTCCTCCGGTCTCAAATTTA